AACCAGACCGGCGGTTACACTTACATTAAGCCGGGCAAGGGGCTGTACGTATACGACAGGCGCGAGGACGACAACCCTACCATGTGCATCCAGATCGGCGGAGGCTACTTCCGAATCGCCGACGGCAAGAATGCGGACGGCACGTGGAACTTCCGCACGCTGGGCAACGGCCATGGGCTTGTTGCCGATGCCCTCGTAGCGGGAACAATCGACGCCAATCTCATCCGCGCCGGCGTGCTGCAGGACAAGACCGGCACTAATTATTGGAATCTCGACACTGGAGATTTTAGGCTTGCTGCAGGCGCCCAGCTCGGCGGCAAGGACATCGCGACAACCGATACAGCTATCAAGTCGGTCGTCAAGCTGTACGCCAAGAACATGAGCGACACGGTTCCGCCGACCGATGCCTCGAATCCCGAGCTTAGCTGGTCTGAGGAGATGCCGACGTGGAGCGACGGTTACTATATCTGGTCCATGAAGCGCATCACCATGGGCGACGATACCGTTCGATATACGACCCCTGTCCTTGAGAGCGCGTACAACAAGGCGTGCCAGAGCGCACACGATCTAGACAGCTCGCTAACCGATCTCGATAGCACCGTGCAGGACCTCGCAAAGGACGGTGTGGTAACCGAGGCCGAGAAGGCGGCCGTGAAGAAGGCCATGCAGAATGTCGACAAGGAGCGCGAGGAGCTAAGCGACCAGTACAGGACGCTCAAGGCGAACAGCGCGCTTAATTCGCAGTATGTCCTGAATGTCCTTACGCCGAAATACACGGCTGCATTCGGCTCGACTGCCGAGGGCGGCACGTACGGCGAATACTGCGACCGCGTCAACGACGTGCTCAAGTGCAAGACCGCCAAAGCGCTCGAGACTGCGATTCTCGAGTACAACAGCGCCTACAGCGCCTACTCGACGGCCGTGAAGGAGTACGCCGCCGCAGCGACGGCAGCACAGCACGCAATTGAGCAGAAGAACGCCAACGACTATGCAGACGGCATCCTGAGCTCCTACGACGAGCAACTCGGGCAGCAGAAGATCTTTAACAGGCTGACCAACAACGGCGCCACTCAAGGCGTCTACATGGAGAGCGGCAAGCTCTACATCAACGCCAGCTACATGTCCGCAGGTACCATCGCGGACGCAAAAGGCCGCAACAGCTGGAACCTCAAGACCGGCAAGTTGACGACTAACTATATGACCGCCAACAACATCACTGCCGGCGGCACATTCAAATGCGGCAGCAGCAACTACTATACGATGCTCAACTCGACGGGTCAGATGGCCGGGTACAGGCCGACGACGAGCGGGTCCGCCAGCAAGGTCGCCTACATCGACTTCACGGCATCGACGTACAACAACGTCGACAAGAAGACTTACTACGGTATCCAGATGCAGGCACAGGGCAGCGTCCGCATCTCGTCTCCGAGTATCTCGACGGCGGCGACATCCAGCACGAGCGTAACGACCACCACTGGTCGCACTGAGACGATCTCGCAACAGCTGGTGTCGTCCGTACGCGACAACGGCAACACCATCAACTGGACGTACGGCAACTTCACGCTAGGCATGATAAACGGGCTGGTCACGTCGGTCGGCCTCGTAGGAACATGATGGGAAGGATTAAGAAATGTCTCATATCGTCGATTATCTTATTCACGATCCACTTGGCAATGTCGAAGGGCAGCTCGGGGACTATGACCCCGTGCGCCTCGAGGAGGCCGAGAAGAACGGCATGATCTTCATCGCCGTCATGGACGACGGCGAGCGCAAGCTCGTTAAGGCAGCAGACGTGAGCAAGCCAAAGCAGCAAAATCAGTATTTCACTGTGGCGAAGCCCGAGTACGTCGATGAGCGCACGCAGGCGACCGTGGCCGTGTTTGACGCGCTCGCGGATATCGTCAACCCGCAGACGGCGGCAGCTGACGAGAATGGCAGCGATGAGCAGCCGGTAGCTGACCCTATTACGGCATTCGAGAATGCGCTGAATAAGTTGAAGAGTCTCCAAAACGGCGACCAGTCATAACGGCCGCAAGAGGGGGACGAGAGGTCGACCATCTTTCTGATTAGTAGGTAATAAGAAAGGTGGTCGACATGGCTCTCGATAACTTCCGGCGCATCGTGATCAAGATTGACACTGCCAATGATTACATTGCTCCAATCATCCTGTCGCGCGGTGACGTCAACGGCCGTACATTGGTGGTCAAACTTACCGACAACGGCAAACCGGTGACCAACACGGACGGCCTCGTTGTCAAGCTGGCCTATAAGTCTGCTGGACAAACCTCCGGCTGGGTCAAGACGATGACAAAGGTGGGCGGCTATGACACGGCGGCATGGTCGTGCTCGGCTCCCGGTAGCGTGCTCAACTCCGAATACGCAATTATGTGCATCCAGATCTGCCAGGGTTCCGACGTGGTCTGCTCCCGCACGTTCCGCGCAGCGGTCGACAAGCCGATCATCAATTTGAACCCCGGCACGGATGAGGGCGATGCGGTCAAGGCACTGCAGGAGATGCTTGCGTCCCTGGATGAGCAGCAAGCCAAATTCGATGCAGCGGAAAAGAAGCGCGAGCAAGACTTCAAGAACGCCGAGACCAAGGTCAACGCATCGGTCATCACGAATGTCGATGTGACGACCCTCGGCCCCGGCAGCGAGGCGACTGTCTCAATCGTCAAGGGCGAGAGCGGTCAAGCCCTCACGCTCGGGATACCGCGGGGCGCGAAGGGCGACACTGGCGCTAAGGGCGACCGGGGCGAGAAGGGCGAGCAGGGGCCGCAGGGCATCAAAGGCCCCCAAGGCCCTAAAGGCCTCCAAGGCGATGTCGGCCCTCAAGGCGAGCGGGGCATCCAAGGGCCCAAAGGCCCCCAGGGTCCCAAAGGCGAGACCGGCCCTCAAGGCGAACAAGGCCCGCAGGGCCCTAAGGGTCCCAAGGGCGATCCGTTCACCTACTCGGATTTCACAGAAGACCAGATCAATAACTTGAAGAATGGTCCCAAGGGCGACAAGGGCGACCCGGGCGAAACCGGCCCACAGGGTCCGCAGGGCATCCAAGGCCCGCAAGGCCCCAAGGGCGATCCGTTTACCTACTCGGATTTCACAGAGGCGCAGATTGCCGGACTGAAGGGGCCGCAAGGCCCCAAGGGCGAGACCGGCCCGCGGGGCGAGCAAGGTCCCAAGGGCGACGTCGGCCCCCAAGGCCCGAATGGCATTCAGGGCGAGAAGGGCGACAAGGGCGACCCGGGCGAGACCGGCCCTCAAGGCCCGAAGGGTCCGCAAGGTCTTCAAGGCCCACAGGGTCTTCAAGGTCCGCAAGGCGACACCGGTCCTGCGGGTGTTCAGGGAAAGCCCGGGCCTCAAGGTCTGCAGGGCGACGTCGGCCCGCAGGGTCCCAAGGGCGACAAGGGTGACCCGTTCACCTATGCCGACTTCACAGAGGCACAGATTGCCGGATTGAAGGGTCCCAAGGGTGAGAGGGGCGAACAGGGTCCCAAGGGTGAGACCGGCCCACAGGGTCCGCGGGGCCCGCAGGGCCCCAAGGGCGAACCGGGCGGCACCGGCGGCGCGTCAGCCCGGGCTGGCGGTCAAGACCTCTCTGTGGTGCTGGCTGACAAAATCTCGGCATCCGGCGGCACAGTCTATTCGGTACTGCATGAGCTTGTCGCAAGCGAGGACTTCTCGAACATCATGGTCGGCGATTATCTCGAAGTCCAGATCTCGAACGTCTCTGTGACTTTAGACAGCAACATACGTTTCGTCGTGGCGCACATCAATCCGTACAAGGGGGTAGGCAAATCCGAGACCGCGAGCCATATAGCCCTCGTCTCGGCGCAGCCACTGATGGTCGACTCTATGTACACTTACGTCACCGGTGGCTCGTGCCTGCTGTGGAACTCCTCCAACACGAACAATTCTGATTCCGGCGGGTGTCCGTACGTAGATTCTGTCCTGCATAAATGGGAAACCACGCTCGTTACAGACTTGCCTTACCAGTTCGCGCAATATGCCATCGAAAGGCAGGCCTACCTCGAAAAGCGCTACGACAGCTCCAGCGATTCGACTGGCAACTCGTGGACAAGCATCGGAAAGCTCTGGTCTCTGTCCGAAAAAGAGGTGTTCGGGTGCGACGTGCTGGGCACGAAGGGCTACTCGGTCGGGGCGGATGTCCAGTTCGACCTCTTCAAATCGGGGGATGCCCTAACCGGCGGCAGAAAGTCGTGGTGGCTGCGCACCGTTGCCGGAGGCTCGACAACTAAGGCCTGCTATGTGGACTCCACCGGTGCACCGATGGTGAAAGACGTGACCGGCGCGTATGTCAGGCCCCGCGTGGCCCTGCTTTTCGGGTAGGTTTGACAATCCAATCTCTTAGAAATCCCAGACGATTCGCATGGTAGACCTCAGCGTTTCGTCTGGGATTTCTGCCTTTAAAGCGCGGGGGACGGTACCTCGATACTCGCGTTAAGCAACAGGCATAGGAGGGGAGGTGAGTGGATGGAAGTGCTAAAGCTCTTTGCGCCCTATGGCCCAGGGTGGCTCGGCGGCGCGGCGCTTACGCTAATCGCCTTTTACTTCGGTAAACAATTCCTTGAAGAATACAAGCGTCAGAACGAGCGCAAAAGCGAGATTGATCTGAAGCGCGAGGAGCGCAAGCAGGACGAGGTCAAGGAGCGTGCCCAGCGCGACCGTGAGCGGTCGGAGATGGAGGGCCGCATCGCCGCCCAGATGGAGCGCTCGAACTCATTGATGGAGGCCATGAAGACCCTTATGGAATCGGTCGTCACATCCAATGAGGTCCTGCACAACGACCTTGCGCACAGTCAGGCGAGAAGCCAAGGAATGGCAGAGAAAGTCGACCACATCTGCGATCGGGTCGACCTGATCTACAACAAGGAATCAGGCAGATAGGAGAACGAATGAATGAGATTCAGGCTGGCTTGACGGTGTGCACGGTGCTGGTCGTGCCGTACATCGTGCAGGCCATCAAATCAAAGGCCATGACCGGCAATATGGCGCGCTGGATTGCCATTGCAGTATCAGCGCTGTGTGGCGCATTGACGGCCATGGCAGGAGGTATGCCGACTGACCCCTCGGCATGGGTTACGTCCATCTTCGCCTGCGTTGGCGGCGTGCAGGTAGCCTATGCGGCATTTAAGACCGTAGGTGTGACCGACAAGTGGCTCGATGCACTTCTTGCATTGGGCGATATCAAGAAGGACTAGTCATGGCGATCACCCAGCGCGAGGCATTCGCGCAGGTCATGGAGCACCTCGTCACACATAACGGCGGCTTCGGCCATGGTTACTCCCAGTACAGCCGCATGGGCGACGGCACCACGGAGACCATCAGGCTTTCTGATGGCACGACCGTGACCATTGCCGGGGGCGACCGTGATTGCTCGTCGGCGGTCATCACGGCCTTGCGCGCGGTCGGCATCCACACTTTTGGAGCCAGCTATACCGGCAACATGAAGGCCGAGCTGCTCAAGACCGGACTGTTCGTCTGGCAGGCGATGGGCGTTGCTAGCGCCAAGCGCGGTGACATCTACCTCAACGAGAAGCACCACACCGCCGTGTGCATTTCCGGGTATGGATCCAAGCGCGGCGACCTGTTGGCTCAATTCTCCATCAGCGAGAAGGGCACCATCACCGGCACCAAGGGCGACCAGACGGGGCGCGAGTCGAACATCAAGCCGTACTACAGCTACCCTTGGGACGGCAAGCTAGTATGGAAGTCGGACGGAAAGGTGCTCAACGGCTCCAACACCGAGGTCAAGGACAACACCGACCCTGACTTGGGCGACACCCGCTATTGGGGCCCCAAGTTCAACAGGGCCCTCCAGAAGCAGCTCGGCACGACCGTCGATGGGGTAATGTCCAGCCAGTGGCTGTCCAACAAGCCCTACTTCTGGGCGACCGACAGAGGCATCGAGTGGACGAAGACGGGAAAGGGCGTCGGCTCGGACATGGTGCTCGCGCTGCAGAAGAAGGTCGGCTGCAAGATTTACCCGGAATTCTGTGGAGTGCAGGCACGCCAAATGAGCCCCGGCACCATCAAGAGGCACCAGCAATGGCTCATAGATCACGGCATCTCGTGCGGCCCGGACGGTGCTGACGGGTACAACGGGCCGAACACCAACAGAGCGATCGCTCAGGCAATAAAGCGCAAGCTTTATGCGGCTTAGTCTGGAGCTTATATGCTAGGCAACATCATCATGATGCTTTTAGGCGCACAGCTGGGAACAGCCGTCGGTGTGCTCGCCATGTGCATCTTCATTAACCGCAAATAGCATCTTGCTCGACCGATGGTGCGGTCAGTACGTCAGGCAGCAGGTACTAATAAAAATGCTTGAAGCCAATGCACCCCTTCACTTTAAACGAAGGGGCGCATTTCTTTGCCAGGCGGACGGCTCGCGTCCTAACTCAGACCATAAGCTCTGAAATATGCAGGTCTATGGAAACCTGCGGAAATGAATAACTGCACTACAGCGAGCTATGGTACTCTATGGCGGTCTTAGTATGGATTACATCCAGTAGTCGCGAATAGGTACAAACCCGCAGGTAGAACGCTTGCATAAAGGTTTTGCGTCCTAATTTGTCCTTACGGGTACCTAACTAATTACCGAAATAGGCTCTATCGACCGCCTCGATGAACATCTGTTTGTCGGGGCGGTCGTAGTTTTTGCCGAGAATATTCTTGGCGGCGTGCCCCATCATCTTGTCCACCATCTGGGCGGGAACGTTGTACTTCCACAGCATTGCGGTTGCCCAAGTGTTGCGGAGCTTTTGCATCGGAAGGAACCGAACGCTGATGGAACCGTTCTTGAAGTCGCTGCGCCAAAGCTGGTTGATAGCGGGGCGGTCGTAGGGGCAACCGGTGCCACGATCTGCAAGATACATCTCACCGTCTCGCTTGCGATCTTCCGCTATCTCGGCAAGGCGCAGACTCCACGGCTCGGGGATGATGATAGGACGGTAGCTGTCTTTGGTTTTCAGCACCATGAACCCCTGCCTGCAAAGACCGTACTGCCGATGGAGGTCATACACGGCATAGGTGTGACCGTTGTACTGCTCGAATGAAATGTCATCCACGCTTGCTGCTATCGCTTCGGCCACGCGGCATGAGCCGATACCCATAAGCATCACGACCGATTCATAGCGCTTGCCCTCCACCTCTTTTAGGAGCTGGTGGAGTTCATCGAGCGTATAGACTTCGAGTTCGGTGCTGGGGGTCTTGTCGTTCTTAGGCATTTTGTACGTCACGTCCTTAAAAGTGATTCCCTTTACGCCGTGAAGCTTGGCGCACGTCACGAGGTTTCCAACCGTGATGTTGGACAGTTTGGCAACGGACGGCTTTAGCGTCTTTAGCCACAGCTGGTACTCGTTCACGTCCACCTTGTCGAGCATCACCTTTTCCCATCGCTTCTCTATGTGCGTTGTCCAGTGATTTACGTACACCCTGCGTGTGTTGTCTGCTAGCTCTCCTTTCTCCACTCGGCTGTTCAGCTCGGGCAGATACCACTCGTACCAGCATTGCGAGAACGTCGGGCACGGTATCACACGCTCGTTGGGCGGCAGGTGGTGGAGTTGCCAAAGGCGGCGCAGCTCATCGTCCGCTTCACGCGAGGTGCAGGGGCAGAGCGTCTTTGAGCGGCGCACTCGGTTGAGCCCGTCCCACTCGCACCAGCGGATGCGCCACTTGTTCTTGGTGATTTTGGTCTTCGTCCCCCATGACGAACGTGTCATAATAAAAAAGTCCCTCCTGTCGGGCATAGCCGACTCTAGCAATGCGGATGGGATTGTTTAGCGCTCCACTGGTCTTGGCGGGTTGGTGGGGCGCTTTCTTCTATAAACAGAAAATCTGTTTATAGCTACCAGGTGGCTCGCTCCTGATTGAGTATGATCTCGAGAGCGCCCACAGCGTTCATCAGCTCACCCTCGGCCTTGCGGTAGTCGCGGCTCGAGGTCTTCGTGCGCTCGCTGATGTACGTGATGACCGTGGTAGGCATGTCGAGGTCGTTGAAGTCGATTTTCAGAGCGAGCGTATCGACGTACTTCTGCTTGTCGGAGACGAAATTGCCGCTCATGCCCGACATGGAGAAGTTACTCTGGCCGCCGAATGTCATCGAGCCACCGCCGAAACTGCCGGTGGTCACCTCGGAGCCGTCCACGAGCACAGAGAAGCCGCGAATGGATGCGATGGGGGCGTAGTAGGGCTTCGCCTCCATCGCCTTTTCAGCGACCAGTGAAAGACCGCCGGTGAACAGCGCGAGCGTTGCCTTGCCGGCGATGCCCATACCCTTCTTCTTGACCGCTGCGGTCGCCCTCTTCACGCAGATGACGCCGCGCTCGGTGTCAATGGCGAACTTGCCGTAATCGTGCGTGGGCGTGAACTCCTGCTTGCCCTTTTTGGCGCTGATGGCGCTCTTGAGCTCCTCAAGGCGCAGCTCGCCGTTGCGCTTGAGCTCCTCCGTTTCCTTCCTCATGCGCTCGAGGTCGAACTCCTTGTCCTCCTCGCTGTAGTAGTCGTCGTCCTTCTCGGTGTCGTCGTAATCTCCCATGCTTATTCCTCCTTGGTCGACTGGTCTTGTTGTTTCTTGAAATATGCCCAAGACCCCAGAAGTTCATCGGTCGTGCATCCATAGAACTTAGACAGGGTTATTAGCTTCGATGAATTGATCTCACGTTGGCCGCTTTCCATCATGGAATAAGCCGAGACGCCAATACCTAAGACTTCTGCTATTTCTGCCTGCTTTTTGCCATATTTAAGTCTGGTGGCTTTTAGCCGGTTGTTCATCTCTTGCCTCCTGCTGGTTCACTGGCGCGAGCTTATTGTACGAAAAACTTTACAAAAAGTGAAATAGATACTTGCAAAATGTTTCGACTCAGCTATATTCACTAATTGTGAACTACACAAATAGTGAACTAAGGAGGGATTCTATTGAACGCAATTGCTAGTGAGCGAGTTCGGCTCGGTTTAAGTCAGGGCGATTTGGCTATTCAACTTGGCTTAAAGACGCGCTCCTCAGTAGCTAGCTGGGAAAACGGAGGAGACATTCCAAGCTCGAAACTCATTCTTATGTCTGAGCTCTTCCGCTGCTCGGTTGATTACTTGCTTGGTCTGACCGATGAGCGAACTTCTCGTGCCAGCTAGTCAAAACCCAGAAGGCAAAAGGGGAGGAGGAATGGATGCCTGACATGACCCAATGGACGCTCAACTTCTGTGCCGGCATGTGCGTGGCGCTGTTATTTGAGGTTGTCCGCATTCAGATAAAAGTCGACGACATAGAAAAGCGTCTCATTCCCCAAGACCAGAAAGAAGGAGAAGGAAATGTCGATTGAGGAGCTTGAGAAGCGCGAACGCGATGCCTACGAGGCTTTCATGGAAGCCGACTGGATGCACGCCGACATGCGCCTGAACGAGTGGCTGGATGCCGCCCACGAGCTTAACGAGGCGAAGGGGCTGTGATTTTCGACTGGTTCGAGCGCCATCCGATTATCGGCTTCGGGCTTTTCTACACGGCCTATAGGGCTGCGGAGATTTTCATCACGACTTTGAATGAGGCGAACAGACCGTGAGGCGCAGGTCTCCAGACTTTGAGAAGGGCTTCAACTACTGCCTGTTTCTCAACGTCATCGTACTTTTAGCCGTCTTACTCCTCGTGCTTTTGGTCAAAGCCCTAGAAAGATGCTTATGAGCTTGAGTATGGCCGCTTCGTAAATGAGCGAAATCGCCACCCTCAGCAACCTTGGAATCCTATTCCAGACCATTTCGCAGAAATCCGCGAAGTCACCGAGACCGACCCGCAGACGCAGAAATGCAGCGCGCGGGCTTTCAGGAACGGAAGCAAAATCCCGTTTCCTCATATGACGGTATGTCGAATTCCTCTTGATCATGCCGGGGACTATATTCCGATGTTCCCCCGCCGAACATTTGCGCTGGTAGATAGCGCACTTCTGTTCATCCGCTCCGCACTCGTCTCCATCGGCGCCGGGCTTTTTGGCCTTCTCCTTGACGCCGATCGCAAGGCGGTACCTGTGTCGCCGGCTGGCAACCCTGGGCGACATGGAACGCAGCAGTCTCCCATGCCAAGCTGTTCCGCCTGACGAGACGGGCGCGTAGCGGATGAATGGAGCGACCTTTGATAACCGCATCCGCCATTTGCCGTGAGCAGGGGGAGCCTGTGACGGCTGCAATGGCTCGGCAGCTGGCTCCGTTGAAAAGCCAGACGGTCAGGTGCGATGCCTGGCAGTAAGTCTCAGCGTCGTGCGGTGCGCATCCGCTATCAACTCGTCGTAGGCGTTTTCGATAGTTCTCTGCCCGTCCGTTACCGCCAGGATGCGTACCTCAAGGCGCTGAGAAAAGAAGAGTGGCTCCGATGACACTCCTTTGAAGTGGAAAGCAGCGGAGTGAAAAGGGAGCCACAGGCAAAACCCACCATAGGAGGTGGACGTTATGAATCATACCAAAAGCAATTGGCTTGACCCGATCAGCGAGTTCCAGCAGGCGATGGATGCGGCATCCGAGAAGCTGCGCCGTCAGCTGGAAGACCTCGAGCCGTACTGCGGCTCCGAGGCGCTGAAGTACGCCGTCCAGGCTGGCTACCAGCCGCAGATGGCCTACTCGGTCATCGAGACCGCCAGATATACGGGGGTCTCCCCAAGCACCCTTTATGCGGAGAACAAGGCTGGACGATTGCCGTTCAAGACAATCGGCAGCAGGAATGCGCTCATAAGAGTGGTCGATGTCGACAAGTGGATGGAGGGACGCTCCGATGGCCGTTAGGGTTTTCGATTTCCTGTCGGACCGCTGGATGCGGCTCAACCCGAAGCTGCGCAACGCCATCGTCTCGACCGTCCTCATCGCGGGGCTGATCTTCGCGGGATGGCTCGAGGGCACCGCTCCGAGCGGCATGTACTACTAGGAGGTGCCGATGGTCGGCTTCTTTGGATGGACCGCCGAGCGCGGTCGTGACGGCAGCTGGTTCGCGACCAAGTTTGTCGAGAAGGGCCCCACGAGGGGCAGCGCGACCGGAATCGTCCGCTCGCGCCATCTACTGGTCAACGTCAGCAAGGCCGCGAGCAAGGATGCTGCGATGCGTGAGATCAAGCGTCTCTACGTAATCGGAGCGCTGCAATGACGGAACCGACCGAAAACAATGGAGAAAATGTGGAATCGGGGGTAGTTGTCCCTCGCAAAAGGGACAACTCATATTTCTGGCGCTCTGACGAGGACAGATACATCAGGACGCACAGGATGGACGGCTATCTGCTGCTGTCGGAGATGATGACAGGCCGCGGATGGCCGAGGTCTCCCGAAGCCATCAAGAAGCACGCCAAGAGGGTGCTCGGAATCAACCTAGGCAAATACCCCGAATCGGGGATGCACCGCTGCATCTCGTGCGGGAAGTGGGACGTGCGCCCCAATTCCCATGCCGGGCGGATGGGGCTCTGTCCCGCCTGCTGGAGACGAAGGCAGGCGGAAGCCATCCGCGAGGGCATGGACGAGAAAAAGGCCGAGGCCGAGTACCAAAGGGAAAAGAAGCGCAGGCGCGATGCGAGAAAGCGCCTGCAACGAGAGAAGGAAAAGAACAATGGAACAGACTGTGGAGCAGGTTCAGGCGAAGCCGGAGCCCGTGAAGATCTCGGCGCTTGAGCTCGAGAACGTCAAGCGCATCAGGGCCGTGGCGCTCCGTCCGACCGAGAACGGCCTGACCGTCATCGGCGGTCGAAACGGTCAGGGCAAGACCAGCGTGGTCGATGCGATCTCGTGGGCGCTCGGCGGCAAGCGCAAGCAGCCGTCCAAGCCCAACCGCGAGGGCAGCGCGACGCCCGCGAAGCTGCACGTGGAGCTGAGCAACGGCCTCGTGGTCGAGCGCTCGGGCAAGAACGCATCGCTCACGGTGACCGACCCATCCGGCAAGAAGGCAGGCCAGAAGCTTCTCGACAGCTTCATCGAGGAGCTTGCTATCGACCTGCCGAAATTCATGGTCATGACCGACAACGAGAAGGCGCAGGAGCTGCTTCGAATCATCGGCATCGGCGGCGAGTTGGATGAGCTGGACAAGAAACTCGGCGAACTGAAGAGCGAGCGCCTAGACATCGGTCAGCGCAAGCGCGCCAAGGACAAGATCGCCGAGGAGATGCCGTTCTTCCCCGATGCCCCTGACCACCGTGTGTCGCCTGCGGAGCTCATTGAGCAGCAGCAGGCGATTCTCGCGAAGAACGGCGAGAACCAGCGCAAGCGCGAGAAGGTCGGCATCATCAAGCAGCAGCGCGACAACCTGAACATGCTGTGCGACAGCCTCAACAGCCAGATCATGTCGCTCAACGAGGAGCTGAAGCGCAAGACCGAAGAGCTGATGAAGCTCACCGAGGACTACCAGACAGCGCTCAAGGATGCAGCCGACCTCGAGGACGAGAAGACCGATGAGATCGAGCGGAGCATCGCCAACATCGATGCGCTCAACCAGAAGGTCGAGGCCAACGAGCGCCGCAAGCAGGCGCTGAAGGATGCCGAATCCCTTAACGACGATTACCAGAGCTGCAACAGCGAGGTCAATGCGGTCGAGGACCAGCGCAAGAAGCTGCTCGAGACCGCCAAGATGCCGCTGGACGGCCTGACGGTCGAGGACGGCAAGCTGGTGTACAACGGCGCGGTCTGGTCGGACATGAGCGGTGCGGAGCAGCTGCGCGTGGCGACGGCGGTCGTGCGCTCGCTCAAGCCCGAGTGCGGGTTCGTCCTGGTCGATAAGTTGGAACAGATGGACCCGCAGACGCTCGCCGAGTTCGGCGCCTGGGCCGAATCCGAGGGCCTTCAGGTCATCGGCACCCGCGTGGCGACCGATGACACCTGCTCGGTCATCATCGAGGACGGGCGCGTGGTCGAGGGCGCCGGGCAGCTGAAGGTCGAGACGCCTGAGATTAAGGTCGAGATTCCCGAGGTCAAGATTCCCGCCATGCAGTTCGGAGGTAGCTTCTAATGACGTTCCAGATCACCCGCGGTCAGCGCCTCCGCCCCCAGAAGGTCGTCATCTATGGCCCCGAGGGCGTCGGCAAGACGACGCTTGCGGCTCAATTCCCAAGCCCGCTGTTCATCGACACCGAGAGCTCGTCCGACTACTTGGACGTCCCGCGCCTTCCCGCGCCCACGAGCTGGCAGATGCTGCTCGACGAGGTCGCGTGGATTCGCGATTACCCCGAGGAGTGCGGCGGCACGCTTGTTTTGGACACCGCCGACTGGGCGCAAAAGCTTGCAGTCGATGACGTGTGCAACGCCATGGGCTACAAGAGCATCGAGGACGCCGGCTACGGCAAGGGCTACACCTATGTGACCGAGCGCTTCGGAAAGCTGCTGAACCTGCTGAGCGAGGTGTGCGAGCGCGGCTGCAACGTGGTTGTGACCGCCCACGCCATCATCAGCAAGTTCGAGCAGCCAGACGAGATGGGGGCATACGACCGCTGGGGCCTGAAGCTCATCGACGGCAAGAAGGCCAGCGTCGCGGCGATGCTCAAGGAGTGGGCGGACGCGGTGCTCTTCGCCAACTACAAGACCATAGTCATCACCACCAGCAAGGACGGCAAGGTTGGCAAGGCCCAGGGCGGCAAGAACCGAATGCTCTACTGCTCTCATGCCGCCACGTGGGATGCTAAGAACCGCTGGGGCCTGCCGGACGAGGTCCCGATGGAGTTTCAGCAGCTTGCGCCGTTCATCCCCGTCCCCCAGCTCGCGCGGCAGCAGCAGGTGCAGCAGGCGGTCGAGACGGTCAACGTCTCCACGGTCACGCCCGAGCAGATCGAGCAGGCGCGGAGCATTCCCGACCCGTTCGAGCCTGAGCACCCGGCATACCTCAAGCCGCTCTACGACCTGATGCAGCGTGACGGCATCAGTGCGGAGACGGTAAGCAAGGCAATCTCAACGCGCGGCTATTTCCCCGAGGGCACGCCGGTCGACGCGCTGCCCGAGGACTTCGCGAAGTTCTTGGTGTCGGCCTGGGACAGCATGCGCGATTACATCAATTCCGGCATGGCAGCCGGTCGAAAGGAGTAAGCAATGGCAAACGACATGGGTCAGTCCTTTGGGTGGGACGGCGAAATCGATGCTGTGGAGAACGAGTTCGAGCTGATGGAGCCCGGCGAATACTGGGCTACGGTCGAGAACGTCGAGCGCCAGCAGTTCAACGGTAGCGACAAGATGTGCGCCTGCCCCATCGCCAAGGTGAACGTCCGCCTGGACAACGGTCGCGTGCTCTCAGACCGCCTGTTCCTGAACTCCAAGAGCGCTTGGAAAATCACCCAGTTCTTCGTCTCGATCGGGATGCGAGCGGTCGATGCCCCCAAGGAGCAGAAGCTGAAGATGGATTGGGTCGGCGCGGTCGGTCGCCGCTGCAAGATCAAGGTCGGCACCCACGAGTACAAGGACAAGACCTACAACGAGATCTCCGAGTGGATGAAGCCCGAGGCTCAGGCCGCAGCACCCCAGCAGCACGTCTACGGCAACGCCACCCCCGAACCTGTCTCGCCTGCGCTGCAGGGCATGATCAACCAGACCTTCCAGCAGGCTCAGGCCGCGCAGAACGGGGGCTTCTAAGTCATGAGATTCAACCTGCGTCCCTACCAGGAGCAGGCTATAGCCGCAATCGAAGAGCGCTGGGAAGCGGGAGACCGCGCAACGCTCCTCGTACAGGCAACGGGCACCGGCAAGACAATCGTCATGGCCGGCGTCACAGAGGACGCGGTCCGCGATGGCGGTCGCGTCCTCATTCTTGCCCACCGCGGCGAGCTGCTCCAGCAAGCAGCCGACAAGCTGCAATCATCGACGGGACTGCGCTGTTCGGTCGAGAAGGCCGAGGACACGAGCGTGGGAACCTTCGAGCGCGTGACGGTCGGATCCGTCCAGACTTTGTGCCGAGAGAAGCGCCTTCGGGCGCTCGGCAGGGACAGGTTCACGCACATCCTCATCGACGAGTGCCATCATGCCGTCTCATCGAGCTATCAGGCGGTGCTCGACTACTTTGCCGGTGCAAAAGTACTGGGCGTTACCGCCACGGCAGATCGCGGCGACCGCCAGAACCTCGGCAAGGTGTTCGACTCGCTGGCATTCGAGTACAACATGCCCGAGGCCATCAAGGACGGCTATCTGTGCCCGATCAAGGCGCAGACCGTGCCGCTACAGCTCGACATCTCCAATGTCTCGGTTCGCTCCGGCGACTGGGCGGCAGACGAGCTGGGCACAGCGCTCGACCCGTACCTTCCGCAAATCGCCCAGGAGATGAAGAACGCCGGGCTTGAGGAGCGCAAGACGGTCGTGTTCCTGCCGCTCATCAAGACAAGCCAGAAGTTCTGCCGCCTGCTCAACGAGTGCGGTTTTCGTGCCGTGGAGGTCAACGGGCAGAGCGAGGACCGCGCGCAAATCCTGAAAGACTTCGATGACGGCAAGTACGACGTGCTGTGCAACTCGCTCCTCCTGACTGAAGGATGGGACTGCCCGAGCGTCGACTGCATCGTCAACCTCCGACCGACCAAGAGCCGAGCCCTCTTTGCTCAGATAGTGGGCCGAGGCACGCGCCTGTCGCCCGAGACGGGCAAGACCGACCTGCTGTTGCTCGACTTCCTGTGGATGACCGAGCGTTTGGAGTTAGTTCGCCCTGCAGCGCTCATTACGAGCTCTCGGGAGGTCGCGCAGAAGATGACCGCCATGGTCGAGCAGGCCGGATGCCCGGTCGACCTGCAGAAGGTCGAGAGCAAGGCATCTGACGAGGTGGTCGCGGAGCGCGAGGAGGCACTCGCCAAGCAGCTCGCCGAGCAGCGCAGGAAGAAGGCGAAGCTGGTCAACCCGCTGCAGTACGAGATGTCAATCGCCGCCGAGGACCTGAGCGGCTACATCCCCGAGTTCGCTTGGGAGATGGCACCGGCCACCGACAAGCAGAAGGCGGCGCTCGAGAAGTACGGCATCGACGCTTCCGAGATCTCCAACGCCGGCAAGGCGTCGAAGCTACTCGGCCGTGTGAAGAAGCGCCGAGACAGCGGGCTCAGCTCACCCAAGCAGATCCGTCTGCTTGAGCGCCGTGGCTTCCGGCATGTCGGCACGTGGTCGATGGAAGCCGCAAGCTCGATGATTTCCAGAATCAGTGCGAGCGGATGGCGAATCCCGAGCGGCGTGAACCCCGCGACGTACGTACCGAATGAAAGGAATGAATAAGATGGCAATTGAGCTGCCTAGAAATGCGAACGGTCAAATCATCCCGCTCGACACAACCATGATGTACCGCGATGACCGCAGTCAGTTTCGCGTGACAGATTTCTTCTACGAAGCGAAGCCAAATAGGTGGTTTGCACGTAATGGAAGCAGGTGTGTCGAAACCAGTAGGTTGTATCTCGACGCATCTGAAAAAGATAGTTTGGAGAAGCTGGCGGCTGATATAGACAGGACTCTTAATCACCCCCAAGGACTTGTCTGCGCATATGCCAACCGCAAAAGGCGCGAGTGCAATGGCTGCAAGCTCAGCGGGCATCTAAGTTGTCTCAAGGCTTTCACAAGCGACATTTCGTCCCGTGTCCACCGTCTGGCTGGTGATGCCAAATGAGCGTAGAACTCCCCAAGGATGCCGAAGGGCGAGAGATTCCGCTGGATACCACAACCCTGTACACGGCGGACGGAACCCAGTGTGACGTCTCGCACTTTACCTACTACCCGAAGTGCAAAATTACCGAGCAATCATGGCATATCGTGTTCACGAGCTGTTCCATCAAGCGTGCCTCTCGGGTGTACCTCACCCCGCCCGATAGCTGGGAGAAGCTGGAAGAGGACTTGGACAGGTGCATCAAAGAGAGCAACCTTTGCATGTACTACAACCAAAATTTGGACTGTAACAATTGCACCATCTCCGGCAATGAATCGCGTGGCTGCACTTCGATAGCGCTTGAGGACATCAAGAAGCGTATCCGCAAACTGAGGGGCGAGTGCTGATGAACATGACACCCTGCTTCATTTCCGAAATGCCCGGAGAGAAAACGAAAGCGCTGCTTATCGGCTTCTATCAGAAAGCGTGGACGCATGATGCATCACCTCTAATCGGTGGATTTCCCGCCGGGCAAATCGCGTACCCGGTCGCGGTCGTGCTGCTCAAATCTGGCGATGTTATTACCGTAAACGCTGAAAACGTGACCATCGACTCACCCGCAGAGCTGTTTGAGCAGTACGCATGGATGGATGGTGAGGACGAATGACCGGCAAAATCAAGCTAAAGCCATGTCCGTTCTGCGGCTCCACCAATCCGTTTAAATTCACCTGCTCAACATGTGGCAGCAATGAAAAAAGATACGGCTTCTATTGCTGGAACTGCAAGACGAAAGGTCCGCAGGCACCAAGCAAAGAGCTGGCGGCAGAAGCGTGGAACAGGAGGGTTCAATGACAGCTCCGGCATCGACCAAATACAAGGTCAGCAAGAAGGCAATCAAGCGTTATCTGGCCGACCATGACCTCACGCAGAAGCAGCTGGCGCAGATGGCCGGCATCACGCCCGGTACGCTTAGCGCCCTCATCAGATTCCAGCGTGACATGCGCATCGGGAACCTGTTCGCGCTTGCCGACGCGATGCGGATGGACCCGCGCGACCTCGTTGAGAAGGTGGACGAATGATTACCGATGAGAAGCGGCGCGAGGTAGCGAAAAAGCTGCGCGAGCAGGCAGAAAATAGTTGCTTCACGCTGATGCAGTGGTGGGATCATTTACAGCTCACAGTAATGGGCAAGGTATATCTCACGGCTCCTGAGAAGGTCTACCTTGCCATTGCCGACCTTATCGACCGCCCAATATGCCACGACCTTGTCGAGCACAAGCAAGACCCGTTTATTCCCGGCAAGCGGATGACCGACGGCTACTTCCACTGCTCAAACTGCGATTGGAGCGGGCAACTTTGGGAGTACATCGGCTTCGGAGGCATGTTGGCCTATGAGCCGGTTCACTGTCCGAAGTGCGGGGAGAAGATTGAGCGATGACTACCGAAGAGCTGGACGAGATATGAGTAACGTCTACAAGCTGACGCAGAAGAGCGTCTGGACAAACAATGTCGGCAGGCACACCACTTGGTATCTCCTGGATGAGCACAAAATGGGCTACTACATCGACTACATCGAGTGGACGGCGCAGCGAGACTGGGGGCTTCTCAGGCTGGATTCCGAGTGCATGGCCTTCCGCTACAACGGCAAGAAGGGCTGCGTGACCAGCTGGAGCGAACTCGATACCGTTCTCGGCATGGATCCGCAGGAGGCATTCGAGACCGTCTGCGAGCACCTCGGGATAAAGGTGAGATACCTCTAGTTGGAAAGGCCAGAACAATTTAATAGCAGGGGAAGGACGGTTGCATGCATGGCGACCGTCCTTTTTTCAATCGCCGCGATAATCGCGGTCTGTCTTTACGGAGAAATGGAGAAATGAAATGAATCCCAAAGGACCTAATCTCAAGGTCGTGCCGATCATGCTTGACGGCGATGACCTACTGCCGAAATACGCCCATGGCGTAGAGGACGCCGGGTGCGACCTCAAAGCGAATATCCCCAAACCAATCACCATTGCCCCGTGGAAATCGGTGTGGGTCGGCACGGGAGTGCATCTGGCGATGCCGGAGGGCATGTTCGCGCTCCAGGCGCCGCGCTCGGGTATCGCCTGCAACGCCGGCGTCACGCTCGCCAACTCGCCCGGCATCATCGACCCCGGCTATCGCGGCGAGGTCCGCTGCAAGCTGGTGAATCTGAGTGATGAGGCTTACACGGTCTACCCACTAGAGCGCATCGCCCAGCTGGTGTTCTTGCCGTTCGTAAACGCCGTTTTCACTGAGGTGGACAGCCTGCCGGAAAGCTCGCGCGGCGAGGACGGCTATGGAAGCACGGGGGCGATGTGATGGCAGATCAGGTGGGAAAGCGCTGCGCCACGTGCAGGTTCTCAAAGAACCCGCACACGACCAAGAGCGCCGTGGTCGAGGTCAAGTACCTGACGTGCTGGCACAACCTGCCGCACGAGTGCTGTCCGTGGAACAGGTGCGATTTCTGGGAGCCGAAGGAGGTCGAGCAATGAGTGACCACCACGATGTGTACCAGTGGATTGCAGACAAAAGAATGAATCGGTACGCGCTGCCGCCGCAGGCGACTGAATCCGAAATGGAAACGCGCAATAAAGCTATCCGCGCCGTCGGTTTCCTTGAGGGTTTCGGTGCGCTTTTGTGGACGCAGGTCGGGCCCAATCTAGCGGACGAAGAAGTAGCGGAGTTTGAGAAGCGCGTTGCCGACATTGCTGCTTATATCGGACTGCCGCCACGGGAGGTCGATGCCAAATGAGTCGCGATGGAGGTGGAGAAGTGCAGTTTAGTGCCTATTGCAAGGGTACTGAAATCTCATGTATGAGAAGCGGGTATGACCTTGCCCTAGATGGAATCGTAGCCACATTTATTGTCTTCAGTGACCTTGGCAGTGAAGATATCCGATTGCCATTTAAAGCAGAAGACGCCCCGACTATTGGCAAGCAGTACGAAATCGAGGTGCGCCCATGCAAGTAATGGGAGTGGAGCTTGAGGACAATGACCGCAAGGTTTTGACCTACGACGCGAACTGCCCTCGCCATTATCTTGGTGACGGCTATATCACCGCGACCCGCGCCATGCGCTCAGCCATCGTGCAGTGGAAGGAAGAGTTTACCCACTCGGCAATCATCGTCTGGTGGTGGTGCTGCGCTTTCAAATACGTCTGGCGCTGCCTTTCCAAAGGCCAGACGCTTTCCGATATCGACAAGGCCATAGACTGCCTGCGCAAGCTGCGCAAGGAGGTGGAACCGATATGCTCAAGTCATTCAGGCACAACCCCGCGCTAGAAGCCATGCTCTCGTTCGCGGGATGGCAAGGCGGCTTTAGCGAATCTGACAAGCGTGCCATGGCTGAATCATTGAACACGATCCGAATGGCCCTCGTTCAGCCATTCGGCGCTAATGCCGATGTAAAGCGGCGCGACTCTAAGTGCGTCACGGACGTTGAGTTTGACCGCGCCGTGATGGTGGTGCTGTCCTGCGCCCTCGCAATGTAGCTCTCGGGCGCGTTGGACAAGACCCCATGCGTGGGCGGTGCCGAATGAAGGCTAGCTACAGGCGCGATGTTTGTCCCCATTGCGACGAGCATTCAGCCGTAGGGATCGCATCTGGCATGTACAGGTGTGAGAGGTGCGGTCGCGAGATGCCCTTCAAGGAGGTCAACTACCGCACCGTCGCGGAGGTCGAGGCCGCGAAGGAGAAAGTTCGGGCGCGAGCGAAGGAGTTCGGTCGCACGCACTCGAAGAAATATCTCCGCGAACATGCCGACGAGATGAGCCAATCCGAACGCGAGATGACCGAGCACTACCTCGAGGTGCAGAAGGAGCGAATGCACCAAAGGCACCTCAAGAAGTACGCAAAGCTCAAGAGCGACCCCGCGGCGTACGAGCGGTACCTGAAGGACAACAGGCAGAGAAGCGCCCGGTGGAAACAGCGAAAACGCGAGGAATTCGAGCAGATCAAGCAAGAGGTGAGCGACGAGCTCGCAAAACAGAGGGAAAGGACAAGACAGATGGCAGGACACGAGACCGTGCGCTCGACCGACTTGAGCGCACTCCAGGGCATCTTCTTCGAGGAGCTGGACAACCTGATGTCACTCGACATCAACGGCGATGACGAGGCAATCGAGCGCGAGATCAACCGTGCGAAGGCGGTGTCCGATGTGGGCGCACGCGCCATCGAGAACGCCAACACCGCCGTCGGCATCATCCGCGCACGCTCCGAGATGGCCGGCGCGAAGCTCGCGAGCGTCCCCGCGATGCTGAAGGCGTAGAAGCGATGAGCAGGGTTATGACGAAGGCGGAACATGCGTGGCTTCTCGACATGGCCCCGCGATTCCGCTCATGGGACGATCTCCTCGCCTCGTTCGAGTGCGCCTTCGGCTACCAGCCGAAGCGCCAGACCGCGCAATGCTACATCTCGAAGCACGGCGTGAAGCTGATGAGCACCACCGTCCGCTGGCTGGAACATCCGGAGTATGACGAGTTCCTGCGGGAATTCGTCCCCGGCCACAACCAGGGCGAGATCATCGACGAGTTCGAGAAAAGGTTCGATATTAGGTTGAGGGTCACACAGCTCAAAGACCGCGAGTCGACGCTGGGCCTGAAGCAGGGCACGTATGGAGGCAGGTTCGCGCCGGGAACGGTTCCGCCCAACAAGGGCAAGAAGCTGACGGACTACGTCAAGGACGAGGCGAAGCTGGCGAACATCCGCAGGTGCCAGTTCAAGAAGGGCGAGGAAGTCCACAACGAGTGCCCCATCGGAACGGAGCGCGTGAGCAGGGACGGCTATATCGAGGTCAAGGTGCCCAAGGAGGATGCCGACGACCGCGCCCACGGATGGTGGAAGCCGAAGCACCGGCTCATCTGGGAGCAGGTCAACGGTCGGAAGCTCCAGAAGGGCGAGAGCATCATGTTCGCCGACCGCGACATGACGAACTTCGATCCCGAGAACCTCGTGATGGTCACGCAGGCGCAGCGGCTCTACATCAACAGGCACGGCATCCCGTACCACGATGCCGAGTCGCTGCGCACCGCAGTCGCCATGGCGAAACTGAACGAGGCGATCGTGAGCGCCGAGCTGAGGCCGCGCAAGTGCCCGTGCTGCGGAAAGACCTACAGGCCGCAATACAAGGCGCAGCGCACCTGCCGCGAGTGCCTGAAATCGGGACGCAAGGCCAAACGCAGTTACGGCATCACTGTGTGCGCCAAATGCGGCGCCACGTTCGAGAAGTTGAGCGCACGGGGGAAGTACTGTCCAAAGTGTCGCAAGAAGAAATACAGAAAGGAGAAGAGCTGATGGAAGACCATAGCGACCTTCTGGACGCGCTCTCGGCAATCGACCCGTCCACACTCAACTACCAGGAATGGCTGGATGTCGGCATGGCGCTCCATGAGAGCGGGCTTCCGCTCGATGCATGGGACGAGTGGAGCCGCAGGGACGCGGGAAGGTACCACGAGGGCGAGTGCGAGCGCAAGTGGCGCGGATTCGGATCGGGGCAGTCCAGGGTCAAGTCTGGCACGCTCGCCAAGATGGCGACCGAGCGCGGATGGGTCCCGCCGCGTGCGTCCCAGGGCATGGGCGAGGCGCTGTCGTGGGACGGCGAGATCTCGACCGCCCTCATCGACCCTTCATGGGTCGAGCCTGTGGAGCTGCCGGAAACCGACAAGACAGGTCCCGAGGAGCTTGTCGAGTACCTCGGCCACCTGTTCGACGAGGACGATGTGGTCGGCTACGTGTGCGAGAGCTGGGACCGAGAAGGCAAATGGCTCCCCAAGTCGAAGGGATGCTACTCGCGCACCGCCGGCGAGCTGATGCGCGAGCTGAAGAAGTACGGCTCCATCGAGCAGGCGCTTGGTTCATACGACGACCGCGCCGGCGCATGGATCCGAATCAACCCGCTGGACGGCAAGGGCGTCGGCAACGCCAACGTGTCCGAGTTCAAGTATGCGCTGGTCGAATCCGACACGCTGCCCAAGGAGAAGCAGTTGGCGCTCATGCAGGAGCTTCAGCTGCCGTGCGCCGCCATCGTCGATTCCGGCAAGAAGAGCCTGCACGCCGTGGTGAAGGTCGACGCCCGCGATTACAACGAATACCGCGACCGCGTCATGCGCCTGTACGACGTCTGCAGGAAGAACGGACTCGACCCGGACACCCAGAATAAGAACCCGAGCCGCCTGTCGAGGATGCCCGGTGCCATGCGCTCCGGCGAGCGCCAGCGTTTGGTGAGCGGTCCGTGCGGAAAGGCATCATGGTCGGAATGGTGGGACTGGATGCAGGAGACCACCGACGACCTGCCCGACCCCGAGAATCTGGCATCCGAGTGGGAGAACATGCCGGAGCTCGCGCCGCCGCTCATCGATGGAGTGCTGCGCCAAGGCCACAAGATGCTTTTGGCGGGACCGTCCAAGGCGGGCAAGTCATTCGCGCTCATCGAGTTGTGCGTGTCGCTCGCCGAGGGCAAGCCGTGGTTCGGGTGGAAGTGCGCGCAGGGAAGGGTGCTCTACGTCAACCTCGAGCTGGATTCCGCGAGCTGCCTGCACCGCTTCAAGGACGTGTACAGGGCGCTCGGCTACGAGCCCGAGAACGTGGGGAACATCGACATCTGGAACCTGCGAGGGCGCTCCGTGCCGATGGACAGGTTGGCACCCTCGCTCATCCGCCGTGCGCTCAAGACGCGCCCAATCGCCGTGGTGATCGACCCCATCTACAAGGTCATCACGGGAGACGAGAACAGCGCCGACCAGATGGCGGCGTTCTGCAACCAGTTCGACAAGGTCGCCCAGCAGGTCGGCTGCGCCGTCATCTACTGCCACCACCATTCTAAGGGCCTGCAGGGACAGAAACGCTCGATGGACCGCGCATCCGGATCGGGCGTGTTCGCGCGAGACCCGGACGCGCTGCTGGACATGACGGCGTTGGAATTGACCGACGAGTGCACCAAGGCGCACTACGACTGGCGCAGGCAGCACGCGATCTGGGCGGCATTCGACAAGTTTCTGCCGGAATGGCGCTCGGATGAGAAGTTCGTGGGCATCGATTCCGCCGATGACCTCCAGAAGTGGGCGAACGAGCCGGCGAACGGAGCGCCCATCGAGTTGCGCCGCGAGCTTGAATCCATCCACGAGAATTTGCAGGAATCGTCGCGCGGATGGGCGGCATGGCGTATCGAGGGCACGCTTCGAGAGTTCCGCAGCTTCAAGCCCAAGAACCTGTGGTTCGAGTATCCCGTTCACCTGCCGGACGAGACGGGCGCTTTGGCTGACCTGAAATGCGAGGGCGAATACGATCCGAGAGCGAGCCGATCCAAGGGAAGGGAAGCGTCCCAGAAAACCTTCAAATCGGAGCAGCAGCAGAAGGTGAGCCTGATCCGCGAGGCCATGGAGCGGTGCGCCGAGGACGGGGTCGAGCCGACAAGGGTCAACGTGCTCGAGCGCATCGGTGAGGTCGAGTTCAGGGGCAAGCCTTTTGATATGACGGCGCTCCAATACGCCACCAGAAAAGGAACGAAATGGTGTCCGTTCCGTATAAAGAAGGGCACCGATGTCCTTTATGACAAAGACAATCAAGCTCTTGATTTTGACGGTGAAATCGACCCATCCGAATAGGTTTTGAATTAAATAACCCACGGGTTGTAAAGCCTTGTTTTTACAGGTTTACAAGGGTTGTGAAAATGGGTTGTAAACCTATTACTACGTAATAGGGGTTTACAACCCTACACCCCAAGGGCTGAGTGTAGACACGTGCGTGCGGGCTAAAGCCGCGCCCGCACTCGTACGCGGGTGGCTAACGGTCTACACCCAACCCCCGCGGTGTAAACGGGAATTCCGCGTTTCGCCGCTTTTCATTTTTTTCGACAACCAAATCAAAAATCCAACGAGAGGGGTTCGTTATGAAATTCGACCCATGGACATTCGTCGGCTATCTGGTCGCGCTGGCGCTTGTTGCGCTCGGGCTGCTGCTCATCCTGTGGGGCTGCCTCGCCGTGTTTGCGCAAATCAGGGGGCTCTGCTGATGGCGGGGGAGTGGTCGGCATTTCTGGCCATGCCCGTGCCCACCGTCACGCACAACAGCCTCGAGCCGTTCATGCGCAAGGGCAAGCCAAGCATCCGCAAGTCCGACGAGCTGAAGGAGGCCGAGGACAGGATCATCGCGCGCATAGTCGCCAAGGGCGTGCCGGACAAGCCGCTCGGCGGTGCGCTGAGGTTGCATGTGACGTGGTGTTTCCACGTGACCGGCAACCACCGGCAGGGCGAGCCGCACCTCGTGAAGCCGGACACCAGCAACCTGCTGAAGACGCTCGAGGACTGCCTGACCCGCTGCGGGGTAATCAGGGACGACTCGCTCATCTGCTCGCACGACCTGACCAAGGGATGGTCGGACCCGCAGGGGATCTACGTCCGCGTCGAGTGCATCGGCTTCGATTCGGGGGACGGCACCGCGACCATTGGCACGGACAGATGAGAGGGAAGGGATAGCAACAATGGGAGGAAACAGCGCGGGCCGCGTGCAGACACGCAGGTTCCACAGGCTCAAGGCGGAGTTCTTCGCCAAGTGCCAGGCCGAGCGCCCGGTGTGCTGGCTGTGCGGCCAGCCCATCGACTACTCGGCAGACCCCGGCACGACCGCCGACTCGCTGACACTGGACCACCGCGTGCCCGTGAGCAAGCGACCGGACCTGCAGGAAGACCCGGCGAACTTCGAGCCCGCGCACTTCGCGTGCAACTCGAGACGAGGCAACGGCGAGCCGCCCGTGAGCCTGGGAGTGCTGAGCCGCAAGTGGACTGCGGACTGACGGGGAGGGGCGGTAAGCGATCTACCTGCGGGTTTAGCGGACTACCATCCGCGTGTGCCTTCTTCCTCTCTCCCCGATATTCCGATTTGGAATAACCGCAGGTAGAGGGGTGTTTTTGATTGATGTTCGGGGAAGATGCCCCGAAAAGCCGGCGGACGAGGTGATTTTGGATGAAGTTGGATGAACTTAAGGGCTTTTCAGAGACGTTTGAAGATGCCGTTTTGCACGCGGACTGGTTGAGAGACCAGTACGGCAATATCGCCCCGAAATTCGTGGCTACAGTCCGTCTTGGGCGGTCTTTGGCTAAGAAACTCGATAAACTGGAACAGCACGACTGGATTAACGCCGCCGACAAGCCCGACACGACCACCGTGAGCCAGTACCTGAAGGTCCTGGACGCGCTGAAGCTCAACCCGAGCTGCGACAAGTCCATCAAGGCCGAGCCGCAGAAAAAGAAGTCGAGCTCGCTGGCGGCATTCACATCCGGATTCAAGGTCGTGAACGGCTGATGGGCGCACTCCACGTCAAAGCGGAAGAGAAAGGTTACGCCGAGCCGAGAATCTGGACCAAGCCCTTGCGCGAGCTCACGCCCGAGACCTCGTTGGGTTTCGAGGTCATCGACTACGCCCGCGAGGTGCTCCACGTGGAGCTGCGACCGTGGCAGAAGTGGCTGCTCATCCACGCACTCGAGCTGAACGAGGACGGCAGCTACCGTTTCAAGAAGGTCATCGTCCTCGTCGCTCGACAGAACGGCAAGACGATGCTCGCCAGTGTGCTGTCCAGCTGGTGGCTGTTCGTCGATTCACAACGACACCCGGAGCGCGTCCCGCCCGTGAAGTTCAAGATCGTCGGCACCGCCCAGAATCTCGATATCGCGCGAGAGCCCTGGTCGCAGGTGCGCCTGTGGTGCAACCCGGAGCCGCAGAGCGAGGCGGAATCGGAAGTCGCGATAGCCGACCTGCAGGAGGCGACCAACAAGGTCTCGGATACCAACGGCAAGGAGTACATCCAGGCGGCGTCGCTGGCGCACTACGAGATCCGCGCCGCCAAGAACGCCCGCGGCAAGCCCGCCGCCCGCGTCCTCATGGACGAGCTGCGCGAGCAGGAGAACTGGGTCGCGTGGAACGCCACCTCGCAGACCACGAAATCCTTCTGGAGCGGTCAGCTCTGGGGTATCTCCAATGCCGGCGATGCGAAGTCGGTCGTTCTCGCCGCCCAGCGCAAGGCCGCGCTCAAGGTGGTCGCCAGCTGGGAGAAGCTTGTCGAGAAGCGCGGCATGGACCCGTTCGAGTGGGCCGACAAGCACGACAACGCCATCGGCATCTTCGAGTGGTCGGGCCGTGACGGCTGCGAGCTGGACAGCGACGAGGACCTCCTGCAGGCGAACCCCTCGTGCGGCTACGGCGGCATGACGCTCAAATCGCTCAAGTCAGACATCGACGGCATGACCGAGGCGGCCTACCGCACCGAGGTCCTCTGCCAGTGGGTCACGGCTGACGTGGACCCCTACGTCGACGTCGAGACATGGGAGTCGCTCACCGACAACGACAGCCGAATCCCCGAGGACGAGCGCGTCATGCTCGCCATCGACACCAGCGAGGACCGCAAGACAACCTACATCGCGGTCGCCGGCGCGAGGGGCGATGGCCTTGATCATGTCGAGGTCATCGCCCGGCGAGACGGCAACCTGTGGGTGTCGAAATACCTCAAGTCCGTGCAGGAGGCATGGGGCATCGACGAGGTCGCGCTTCAGTCGAAGGGATGCCCTGCGGGGGACTTCCGCGACATGCTTGAGGAAGAAGGATGGACGGTCCATGCCATCGAGGGCAGCAAGCTCGGCTCCGTTGCAGGCAGCTTCAAGGATGCGGTACTCGACGGGACCATCCGCCACACCGACCAGCCGGTTCTCACGCAGCAGCTCAAGTGCGCTGTCACTCGAAAGCTCGGCGAGGTCGATGTCTGGACGCGCAGGGCATCGCAGGGTCAGATCTCGGCGGTTGTCGCCGCGAGCGAGGCGCTCTGGGCGCTGCGCAACTGCGAGCGACCGAAGCCCAAGGCCAAGCCTTCGCCCTATCCGCTGACGATTATCTAGGAGCTGACACATGCGCTTTTCCGACCGCATCAGGGCGGCCTACGATGGCTTCACGGGCAAATCCGAGACTGCCGAGAATGCCGCCAAGCAGTCCGAGACCACCGCGCAGCACGTGCTTTCCCATGCGCCGATGATTCCTCCCGGTTTGGCGGAGGATATCGCTTTCGGCGATTACGACCGCCGCGACCTCTGGGCCGCGGAGTACAACGTCCGCATGGTGGTCGATTTCGTGGCGAGCAAGATCGCGGCGCTCCCGTTCCATGCGTACCGCGTGAAGCCCAACGGCGACCGCGAGGAGGCTCCTAACTCCGAAATCGGCAAGCTCATCGCTGACCCGAGCTACGTTGCGAACGAGACGCGATACCGCCTCATCCACTCGCTGGTTGTCGACATGATGCTCAACGACCAGTGGCTGATGCTGCTCACGATGGACAAGGACTACGACTACCGTCTGCGCCGCATCCCGTACGGCACGTACTCCGTTCAGTACAACGCGCTCGCGGAGCCGATGGGAGTCCAGATCACGCTCCCAAACGGTCAGGTCAACTACGAGCTGCCGAACAAGAACGTCCTGCTGTCGCTCGGCTACCCCGGCGCGGTCGGCAATCCCAAGCCAATGTCCGGCGCCTTGGGGCCGCTTCTCACCGAGGCGCGCGAGCTGGCGAGTTACCGTCGCTTCATCGCCCAGAACGGCGGACGCATTCCCGCCTACATCAAGCGACCCGCCGGTATGGAGTGGGCGAGCGAGCAGGCGCGCAATGACTTCATTCAGGGCATGCGCGCCTACCGCAAGGGCGGTGGCAAGGACGGCGGCTGGCCCCTGCTCGAGGACGGTATGGATATCGTCACGGTAGACGCCTTCAAGCCGGTCGATATGGCCGACCTCGATGCACGCGACCGAATCGGCATCGCCGTGTGCAACGCATACCACATCTCGCCGGAGAACGTCGGCATCCGCACCGGCAACAAGTCGAGCGTGGAGGCCTACAAGGACCAGCTGTGGAATGTCGAGCTGTCCCCATACGTCGTTCAGCTCGAACAGCAGCTGAATCATGTCATCCCCAAGGCGGTCGGCGAGGAGGACGTCTTCATCCTCGCGAACATGGATGCTCAGCTGCGGGGTACCCCCAGCGAACAATACAAGGCGTTGAGCACGGCGACCGGTCGTCCGTTCATGTCCCTGAACGAGGGCCGACGCAAGCTCAACCTTCCCGCCAAGGATGACGGCGACGAGGTGATCGTCCCGCTCAACGTCACCCAAGGCGGTCAGCCGTCCCCGCAGGACGGCGGCAATACCCAGAACGCCCAGACGGGCGCGAGCCCGAACGGGAGGTAACAAGATGAGCAAGCTCGATTTCCTCAATTTCGAGGTCAAGGCCGTCCCCGAGGAGGAGGGCGTGTTCGAGGGCTACGCCTCCACGTGGGAGCGCGACCTTATCGACGACGAGATCACCAAGGGCGCTTACGCCGAGACGCTTTCCGCCGACTACCCGGATGGCGGCGCGGGAATCCCGCTCTATTGGGGCCATAACTACGATTCGCCGCTCAACTGCATCGGCGAGTCCCTTTCCGCGTGCGAGGACAAGAAGGGCCTGAACGTCAAGTTCAAGTTCGACCTCGATACCGCCGAGGGCAAGAAGGCGTACGACCTGCTCAAGCGCGGCCTCGTGCACCAGATGTCGGTCGGCTTCCTCGCGCAGAAGACCGCTTGGGTCAAGGACGAGGGCGACCAGTGGTCGCACCGCCGCATCGAGAAGATCAAGCTCTTCGAGGTCTCCGTGGTGCCCATCGCCTGCAACCAGCAGGCCGAGGTCACCGACGTCAAGAGCGGTCGAGCCATCTCCAAGGACAACGAGTCCCTCATCCAGCAGGCTATCGACTGCCTGCAGGATGTGCTCAAGAATGTCGGCTCCGATGACGATTCCGATGAATCCGATGAAACCGATGAAAAGGCTCATGCACTTGCCGAGCGCAAGTCTGAGATAGCAGAAATCGCCGAATACCTCGGCGGAGCAGTCACCGATTAGGAGGACAAACATGCGCATTAAGGAGCGTATCGCCGCCGAGAAGAAGGCGGCACAGGACATCCTCGCCAAGGGCGAGGAGAACCTCACCGATGAGGAGTTCGAGCAGCTGAAGCAGCACGTCTCCGAGGCCAAGAAGCTCGAGGAGCGCGCCGCACTGCTCAAGGACGGAGCCGAGATCCTCGACAACGCCGCCGAGGGCAAGAACCTCGAGCAGAAGAAGGAGGAGAACGCCGTGACCGCGAAGAGCATCGGCGAGCATTTCGCCAACGAGCTGAAGGCAAAGGGCCTCACGGTCGCCAAGGCCAAGACCATCAACTTCGAGACCTCCGAGTTCGGCACCAAGGCCGCTGCCGACGTGAACCTCACCGGCGGCGCCGCTGGCTCCAACGCCCCGTACCTCACCGAGATCGACGATCCCGCCTTCGCCACGCGCCAGGACCTGCTCATCGTCAACCTGTTCGGCACCGGCACCATGGGCGGTCAGGTGCTGAAGTACCCGGTCTACGGCAAGCTCGAGGGCAAGCCCGGCGAGACCGCCGAGGGCGCAGCCGCCGCACACACCCACTTCCCCGACCCCACCTGGGAGAACGACACCCTCCACTCCATCACGGACCTGTGGGAGATCACCGATGACATGATCGACGACCTGCCCTATGTCGTCTCCGAGATTAACGACCACAACCAGTACGAGTTCGACCTGGTCAAGGAGAACGAGATCTGGAACGGCGACGGCACCAGCGACAACATCAAGGGCCTTGTCGCGCGAATCCCGTCCGACTCCGTTATTGCCGGCACCAGCACCGAGCCGCTCGAGGACCGTATCTTCACGGCAATCACGATGATCAAGAAGAACGTCAACCGCACGGCTGACGGTTTGGTCATCAACCCCGAGGACTATAAGACCCTGCGCCTGAAGCGCGACAAGAACGGCCAGTACTACGGCGGCGGCTTCTTCCTGCCGCCCTACAACGGCACCGGCACCCTCGTCATCCAGCAGACCCCGTGGGGCCTGCCGACCGTGGTCACCCCGACCCAGGCGAAGGGCAACTGCGTGGTCGGCGCCTTCAAGACCGGTAAGGTCCTGTCCCGCGGCGCACGCACGCTGAAGACCAGCGACTCCCATAAGGAGAACTTCGGCTCCGGCATCACCGCCTTCCGCCTGAAGGAGCGCTGCACGCTTCAGGTCAAGTACCCGTACGCCTTCGTCAAGGTGTCCACGGACGAGACCAAGGTCGTCGCGCAGTCCGACGATTCCGGTATCGCAGTCCAGTCCGATGAGCCTGTGGCCGATACCGAGACCGCCAAGACCGCAAAGACTGCCAAGGCTACGAAATAGCCTCGGCTGACTGATTGGAAGGGGGCATCATGACCGAATCTTTCCTCGGCGACCATACCGACTACAGCGGGCTCGATGCCCCCATGTTCAACGCCGCCGCCGTGAGTGCCATCCGCGGCTACTGCGGGTGGCATATCGCGCCGTCGATGGTGCTGTCCGGCAAGGTCGGCTCCGCTGGCGGCAAGATCATCCGCATCCCCGCGCTCAACGTGACCGAGGTCACGAAGCTCGCGCTGACCGATGGCACCGACCTTCTGGACGGTGCGCAATGGAACGCTGACGGCCTTATCGAGCTGGCGGTGCCCGTCGAGCCGTGCCTGAGCGGCATCGAGTACACCGTCGTTGCGGGATTTAACCCAGATGACGTACCAGACCTCATTACGGTCGCGCTGCAGGTCTCCCGCCGAGCCGCCAGCGCCCCCGCGGGCACCGTGCGCTCCCAGAGCGTCAACGGCGCTTCGGTGAGCTACGCATTCAGCGGTTCCGGTGCTACGTCCGTCCAGCTCATGCAGGACGAGCGCGAGATTCTCGACAGGTACAGGATTGCGAGGCTCCCGTGAGCGGCTCTGATTTCAGCGGTTTCGGTCGACCGCTCAAGCGCCTCCGTGCACCCCTTGTGGAAGACCCGTACAATCCCGCACGCACTGTACGGGATTGGGACGGCGAGGTCGATGAGCTCGTGTTTAACGGCTTCATCGCCACGGCATCCTCGGTCATGACGCCCGACGGCGCACGCGAGCAGGCGGTAACCGCCGTCACGCTCACGGTCGCCGACCCAACGGTCGATATCAGGCGCGGCGACCGCATCGAGGATGGTGCGCACGTCTACACGGTGGATGTTATCCCGTCCGTCGATGCCAACCCGTTCACAGGCTGGCAACCGACCCTTGAGGTCGGCCTTCAGGAGGTGAAAGGCTGATGCCTGCAGCAGGTCAGACAAGGGTCAAGTTCAACGACAAGTTCTTCGATGACATCCTTCACAGCGCCGGAGTCGAGAGCATGTGCCTGTCCAAGGCGCAGCAGGCGCTTGCGAATATCCGCGCGACGGCGCCCGTCGACACCGGCGCGTACCGCAACGGTTTTTGCATCGAGGTCCATAAGTCGGCGCACCGTAACTCCTATCGCGTGGTCGGCCATGATTGGAAGACGATTCTCCTTGAGTGCAAGGGCGGGTATCTCGCCCGCGCCCTGAAAGCGGTGAAGTAGATGCAGATGGTGGTCCCTCCCGATCTGGAGATGTTCCTTTGCGGGTATCTCCGCGCCGTCCTCGGCACGAAAATCGAGGTCGACAATCGCGAGCCGTCAGATTTCGACGGCAGCACGCCCTATTGCGTGGTGCGCGACGATGGAGGCCAGAAGACCGGTCTCACCACCTTCGACCGCTCGGTCGGCATCTCCATCTATGCGGGGAACCGGCAGAGCACACTACTTGCCGGAGAGCTTGCCAGACGTGCCTTCGCCGCGCTCACGTCCCCGACCATCGCCTATGAGAAGGGGTCTCCCATCGCCGCCGTCATCGATGACGGATGCAACGGCCCGTATCGCGTGACGGACCAGCACGATTCGAGCAAATGCTACATGACGGTCGAGTACTCGGTCGTCGGTGCAATTGAGGATTAAGGTTAGGGCTTTGCCCTGGAAAGGAGCCTGCAATGGCTAAAGACAAGCAGGGTAACGACCTCGCAAACGTAGGCGTGCCCGTAACCGGTGCAATCTGCATCGTCCCGTACGCCGAGGGCAACGTCATCACCCGTACCATGATCGGCAAGAAGAACGCCACCCCGAAGCTCCCGGAGGTCTACGCGCGCGGCACCGCATGCCTCGGCCTCATCACCAGCGACGGCGCCCCGCAGGATTCCACCGAGTCTGGCGACGCCATCGAGTTCTGGCAGCAGGGTTACATGCTCAACGGCGAGACGACCATCTACACGGCCTTCACCATCGCCGAGGACACCGACCTCGCGCGAGAGTTCTGCTTCGGCGAGAAACCCGACGCCGACGGCGTCATCGCGGTCGATACCTTCACGCCCGACACCAAGTGGATGGCCTACGAGGAGATCACCTACAAGAACGGCAACGTCGACCGTCGCGCCGGCGTCATCCAGGTGACTGCCAACGAGCCGGGTCAGGCCGAGCGCGGCTCCGTCTTCGGTCGAGCCGTCACCGTCAAGTGGGTGCGCGACGACCTGTACGAGGGCAAGGCATTCATCGAGGCGCATTGCACGCCCGCCGATGTTACGGCGGCCGCCTCTTCTGCCACAACTGGCAAGAACTCCTAAGCGAAATACAGCTTTCCCTTCTCTTGTTGGGCATCGCGCTTCGGCGCGGTGCCCTTTTTTATCGGGGGACCCCAGCCGAACAATGTCCATGTCGTAAGAGGCCATTCGAGAGAAGGGAAAGTCGAGATGGCTGAAGAGAAAGAGTTCGAGCCGACCATCGAGGATTTCGAGAACTGGACCGAGGAGAAGGAGCAGGCCGAGTTCGAGCGCATCGCCGATGCGAACAAGGTCATGTATGTGATCGGCGACAACACGCTGTTCGTCCGCACGTCCGCCGGCAACGTTTACCGCCTGCCCATGTGCCCGAGCTACGCCGAGGTGGCTGCAATCCAGAGCGGTACGGATAACGATGCCCTCGAGCACCTTTGCACGCTCATCGAGGGCGGCAAGGGCGGCACGGATGCCGTAGAGCGCTTCAAGGCCGAGCCGCTCCAGACGATGGTCAAGATCCTCGAGGTCTTCGGCGAGAAGCTGGCCAAGACCCAGGGAGCGACCCTGGGGGAATAGCCGGCTTCATCGCCGAGCTGAAGGAGCACGAGGACGCCGCGAGGGCTGATTTCGCGGCAAGGGGATGGAGCCTGCAGGCCGACCTCGGAAGCAGGCTCCGCTATGCGGATGCAATCGCCCTGTTTAGGGCGCTCTCGGGAGACCCGGCGACCTCAACAGGTGCGCACGTGGCAGGTCTCAAGTATCCGACCAGTTTTGCCGACATGTTCATCGTGGCGGCTTTGACCAAGAACGAGTTCCCGTCTCCCATCCCGACCGAGGAAGAGCAGCTCCGCGCTGCCTCCTTCAAGGCCTCTGGCGATGAAGCGCAGAAGGCGGCAGAGAACATGGCGCCGCTGTTCGCTTCGCTTTACGAGTAACGAGATCGGGGGAGATCGCGCATGTCATCTGAGGTCGGTTCCGCACATATTTCGATTTTCCCCGTGATGACGGGCTTCCGCTCCAAGGTCAACAAAGAGGTAAAGTCGACCGGCGACGAAGCCAGCAATTCATTTAAAAACGCATTCAAAAACGCCGGCGGCGTAAGCGGCCGACAGCTCGGAAAGCAGCTGAAGGAATCCTTCGCCGCATCATCCAAGGGCCTCGCCGACGGTGCCCTCAAGGTCTTCACCGATGATGTCAAAGCCGCGACTAACGAGCTGAGCAAAGCTCGCATGAAGCAGGCGGACGATGCCGGGCGCGTCCGCGTGGCCGAGATGAGGCTGCAGGATGCCATCGCCAAGTACGGCGAGGGCTCCACGCAGGCAGTCGCCGCCGAGGAGCGTCTGGCATCCGCACGCCGTAAATCCGAGCAGAGCGCCGCCGACGTGAAGGCCGCGACCGAGAAGCTGAACATCGCCAATCAGTTCGCCGCTAAGGCGCAACAGGATTTGGCTCAGTATACAAACCAATCGTCCAACGCTTTCGCCAGCGCTGCCAAGAACTTCCTTGCCGGCGCAAAGTCGCTGGATGCAGGCAAGAGCTCCGCAACCGGCATGTCTGGCGCCCTGGGTTCCCTTGTCCGCGCCGCATCCGGCATTGACATTTGGGGGCCGATCGCCGCCAAGGCGACAGCCGGTCTCGCCAGGGTAAAGGCATCAATCGCCGACTTTGCCAGCAGCGCCAAGAACAAGATGCAGATTGCCGCAGCCGAGATCGGAAACGCCATCTCGGACGGCCTGTCACGCGCCGGAAGCAAGGTGCAGACGGTCGTCGGCAATATCGCGTCCAGGCTTCCGCAGCCGATTAAAAGCGTCTGCTCGACGGCGCACACGTGGTTCTCCAATGTCGAGACAGCCGCCAAATCCGCATTCGATAAACTGCCAGATTCCGCCAAGACCGGCATCGAGGGCGCGAAAAGCGCCATCTCCGCCGGCATGTCCGCAATCGGCAAAATCTGCTCTTCCGCAGCCAACGCATTCAAGAGCATCTCCACCGCTATCGTCGGCGTGGGTGCCGGCGCCACCCTCGCGCTCGGCAAGCTTGCCGCAACGGGCGGATTCAACCGCGCCCTCAGCATCGAGGACGCGCGTGCGAAGCTGAAGGGCCTCGGCCACGATGCCGGAAGCATCGACGAGATCATGAACAACGCCCTGGCTTCGGTCAAGGGCACCGCCTACGGCCTGGGAGACGCGGCGACCACGGCGTCCCAGCTCGTGGCGTCCGGCGTCAAGCAGGGCGACCAGCTCACGAGAGTCCTCAAGACGGTCGGCGATTCCGCGCAAATCTCAGGTCGAGACTTCACGGAGATGGGCTCCATCTTCTCCAAGGTCGCCGCATCCAACAAGCTGCAGGGCGAGCAGGTCAACCAGATCCTCGACTCGGGCATCCCCATCCTGCAATTCCTCGCCAAACACTACGGCATCACCGCCGAGGAGGCCCAGAAGATGGTTTCCTCCGGCAAGGTCGACTTCGAGAACTTCGCAGCCGCCATGCAGGAGAACCTTGGCGGCGCGGCGCAGTCCGCTGGCGGCACCTTCAAGGGCGCGATGGCCAACGTCAAGGCAGCTTTGAGCCGTCTCGGCGAGAAGGCGATGACCCCCGTCCTGAACGGCCTGCGCGACATCTTTAATGCCGCTATTCCGCTTGTGGATGCCGTCACAACCAAGCTGACACCCGTTTTCGAGCAGTGGGGAGACCTGGTCTCCAACACCATCGCACCGATGATCGTGGACGCTTTCGAGAAGATCACGTCCGTGCTCAACGGTGACAGCTTCTCGGGCTTTTCCAGTGGCATCATGGCAACAATCCCATTGGTCGGCTCTCTGGTTGCCGCCATGGGAGGCACAGGGCTTCTCGGCACCATCGGCGAGCTTCTCGTCAACATCCCCATGGTCGGCCCGGCCCTAAAAGGCCTCGTGGGGGAGTCCGCGCTTCTCGGCAACGCGCTTAAGCTGCTCGGAGGTCCCGTCGGTATCGTGCTGTCGCTCCTCGCCGGCTTGGTCATGATCAGCCCAAAGCTGCAGCAGACGCTCGCGCAGGTCGCCGAGACGGTCGGCTCGTCGCTTCTCGGTGCCTTTACCACCCTTGCCCCTATCCTGCAGGAGATTTTCGGCAAGCTGACGCAAGCGGCATCTGAAATCTTCCCTGTTCTCGAGGACTGTCTGAGTCAACTTTTCTCGGTGATCGGCGAAGTGGTCGCCCAGATGGTCTCGGTCGAAACGAGTGTCCTTCAGCCGATTTTCGATTCCATTTCGCAGCTGATTGAGCCGTTGACGAATATCATCACCACGATTCTGCCCCCGCTGACCTCGATTCTCTCTGGCGTGATCGAGCTGATCGGCAGCGTCCTGATGTTCATCATGCAGCTGACGGCGGGAATCAATTCTTTTCTGCTGCCGATTCTCGCGGCACTCGTCCAAGGTGTCTCCGACTTGCTCACCCAGTGCAGCCCGTGGCTCGACCAACTCGGCTCAACTTTTGAGGTCGTCATGGAATTGGTCGGCAGCGCCCTCCAGACCGCGGGAGCTTGCCTGAGCCAATTCCTCGCGGTCGCCGGTTCCGTGATTGCAGGAGTCGTCCAGTGGATTGTCGGCACCCTGCAACCGGCTTTTGCGGCGATGGCGCCGTTTATCTCGGGAATCGTGTCCTCCGTCAATCAGGTGATCACCTCGATCGGTCAGGTCGTGCAGGGCGTCGTCGGCTTGGTGCAGGGCATCATTTCCGGCAACTGGGCCCAGGCGTGGTCGAGCTGCCAGCAGATTGCCAGCGGCGCGGTCGGTGCGCTCAGTGGAATCCTGCAGGGCATCTACAACGCTGCTATGGCAGCGGTCTCCGGCGCTGGCACATGGCTTGTCAATGCCGGTAGCCAGATCATCTCCGGTCTTTGGAATGGCATCTCAGGTGCAATCGGTGGCCTTTACAGCAATATCAAGGGGGCGCTGTCCGGTCTTGTCAGCAAGGCCAAGAGCGCCCTCGGCATCCATTCGCCGTCGCGCGTGTTCCGTGACATGGTCGGCAAGTTCATCCCGCTAGGTATCGGCGTCGGCATCAAGCGCAATACCCCTGCACTGTTGGCTGACGCTGACGAGATGACCAGCTCTCTGGTAGAGCGCGTCAGCGGCGCGTCCGCGGCGGTTGACGTGGCGGCTGGCATGTCGCCAGCTTCTGGGGCAAACGGCGCTCAGGCGGCTTCTGGTGGCGCTGGCGGGCTGTCCGTCGAGGACATTATCTACGCAATCATCACCGCACTCAGCAAGATCGGTGCGCTCAAGCTCGACGTCGACCTCAAGACGCTCGCGATGCTGCTCGCGCCGTCAATCGATTCAGAGCTCGGTAAGCGCGACGCGATGGAGGTCTAAATGGCTGATTCGAGACTTGGGATCTTCTCCCGCAACGACATGTTCGTCGATGACGGCACGGTCACCGTCAACGGCGTCAATCTCGGAGGAATCGGCTGGTATCTCACAGCCGCCCCGGAGGTCGAGGCGCTTGCGTTTAATACGGCATATACGTCCATTACGGGGACCCACGGATCGCGCGACCTGTCGCTAACGGATGGAGGTGGGCTGGCGTACGCAGACAGACGCACCGTGACGCTACACCTTCGCACGCTCGGCACGTGGCAGGAGGCCGTTGAGTCGAAGCTCGCGCTTGGCTCGATGGTCGGTCGCGATGCCCGAATCACGTGGAATGCGCTTCCCGGTGATTTCGTCGGCAGGCTCGAATCGTCCAACCCGAGTGAGGTCTGGCATGGCGGCGTGTTCGCCTACTACGAAATCGACCTTGTAATGAGCGCCATGCCCATGCTCTACGGCGCCGAGACCACCGTGAGCGGTACCGAGTTGACCGTGAACGGTAATTGCAGGGTTTTCCCCAGGTTCACCGCCATCCTCAAGGCCGAGTCGAAGCTGAAGATATCGCGTGACGACGGGGTCTTCATTGAGGTCGAAGCGGAAAAGGTTTTCGGTTCCGGCATCGAAGCGGTAATCGAGATGTCTCCGACCAGAAAGCGCGGCGTGTATATGAACGACGTGCTGACCTGTCCGACTCTCACATCCGATTTCTTCGACCTGCCAGCAGGGGACTCGACCATCACAGTGGTCGGTGCAAGCAGTATCACGACATCCTACGAGCCGTTGTGGCTCATCCCATAGGAGATCACTAGATGCCAAAGAGATTCATCCACTTCAACCGGTTCGGCGCTTATGTCGGTGAACTGACACCTTTGCAGGCGACGCGCACGCGCAACGTCGACCAGTGCGGTGTCGACAAGGTCGAGCTGATTCTTCTGGACAACGGTATAGACAAATACGACCGAATCGTGTTCACGGACTCGTTGCGCCGCACGTGCGAGTGGATCGTCATGTCCTCACGAGAGTCGAGGGCTTCCAATGTCCCCGTCTGCAAGGTCAACTGCTACGGTTCCATGCAAGAACTTTCTCGCCATTTTATGCCCACGCTTCGCCGTGGCTCAGGCGACTCTCCCGCACAGGCGCTGGCAAAAGTCCTGGATGGCACACGCTGGTCTGTCGGCCCCTGTGATGAGGGCAGTGGTACCTACAGCGTCTACCACCAGTCATCGTTAAAATCCATTGAGGACATTGCGGACGCCTACAAAATGGAGGTTAAGCCGCTCATCGAGCTCTCCCTGGACGGCAACTCGATTGCCAGGCGCTCCGTCTGCCTAGTTAAGCGCATCGGTCGCGCGAACACCGCATTGCGCCTCGATTACGGCAGCGGGCTGTCCGGCATCGACCGCGTACTGTCCTCAGATGACGTCGTCACTCGACTCTACTGCTACGGCAAGGGCGTGCAGACGACCGATGAAGACGGCAACGCGACAGGTGGTTACTCCCGCAAGATCACATTTGCCGAGATCAACGGCGGCAAGGAGTATGTCCAGGACGATTCGCTGCTCCAGACGTGGGGCGTCTACGGCCCTGACGGCACCCTGGTCCATGCCGAGGGCATCTTCGAGGACGGAGACTGCGAGGACAAGGCGACGCTTCTCGCCGAGGGCAAGGCCGCACTCGCAGAGAGGTCGAAACCCGTCGTGAGCTACGAGGGCACGGTCGAGGCCCTCGGTCGCGCCGGATTCGATGCCAATGCCTGCGACCTCGGCGACAACCTCCAGATGGTCGATTCGACATTCCCCAGGCCGCTACGCCTGAGCGGTCGAGTGCTTGAGATCGTGGAAGACCTTCTCGGGGACGGCTCTCCGTCCAGCGTGAAGGTCGGCAATATCATCGAGGGCATCACGAAGCGCTCAGATCGCGTGCAGCAGGCCATCGACCGTCTGACGGGCAGCGCCGGCAGCTGGGACGATGCCGCCACGTTCGGCAGCTCCTATCTCAACGGCGTTATCGACGGCCTGAACAACGTCATGAACCAGACCGGCGGTTACACTTACATTAAGCCGGGCAAGGGGCTGTACGTATACGACAGGCGCGAGGACGACAACCCTACCATGTGCATCCAGATCGGCGGAGGCTACTTCCGAATCGCCGACGGCAAGAATGCGGACGGC